AGACATAGTTTGCTACCAAAGCTGTCATTAGACCCACCCTCTTAAATTTTCATTTGAGCGTGCCACGTGATAAATTTCACCACGTGAAAGTCCAATATCTGCTAACTCATAATCGGTAAGTCGGCCCAGCTCTTTTTCAGTTGCACGAATCATTTTGCGATTCGCTCTATGCTGAATAAAAGACCTTAGGGCTTCGATAATAGTTTCAATTGCCCTCGTTGAGTAGCTGTGGGCCGCTAGTATTGCTTGTGTCATTTTCGTTCCTCGTTTGACCAATATTGATTTTACGAGGACGCATTTCTTCTGGAATGACATACTGCAATTCAATTGCCAGAATACCATCCTGAATATCTGCTCCGTTTACATTTACATGTTCGGACAGCCTAAAGGTTCGTTTAAATTTCTTTGTCGAAATGCCACGATGGATAAACTCTCTACCTTTAGAGACGTGCTCTCCCTTCACTGTTAAAGTCCTGTCTTTAACTTCTACGGTGATCTCATCCTTTGTAAACCCAGCAATAGCAAGTTCAATCAAGTATTCTTGATCTCCAGCCTTAATAATATTATGTGGGGGATAGTGGTCCTGAGCATGTTTAGCTGTCCATTCTAATTCATTGAACAGATGGTCAAAACCAACAAAAGATGAACGAGGGAAAAGTGTTTGTAAGCCTGTCATTGTTATCTCCTTTTGAGCAAGCAAGATTTAAAATGTGACCGGAATCATTCCGCATCACTATAGTATATATAAGCTATCTGTCGTAAGAAGTCAACAGCTTAAGGTATATCAGCTACCACCCAAAGGAAAAGCCAACACGGGAACAATCAGGTAGTGCAACATGATAAACTCCTTTAGGTACATACACAAAGTCTCCAGGAGTTAATCTTTTAGAAAAAGTTGATTTGGATGACATAGTTTGATCAACATCATTATAGTCACATCCATTTTCAAATATTTTCCAAGGCATCGTACCTTTTATCATGACAAAAAATACTTCCATCGGATCTTTATGAGGAGGAGAGGCGATTGCATTAGGACTAAAACCTGCATAGCAATGACAAGAGATATCTACACTGTCTAACACTCGTTTCCAATAGGATGAGTTAGGTAGATCTCCAGTTAATAGTTTTCCTAATTCAGACTTTATGGTTTTTACAATAGCAAAATCATTAGTTTTAACATCTATAAAAATTTTATGAGGATCTCTCGCTCTTTTATTTCCACTTAAGAAGGATCGATCAAAATAAGGAACGATATCATCCCAGGAAGGAAAAGCCGTTTGAGGTAGATCTAAACTACCATGAAAGGCTTTTTTAGATGCTATAGCTTGTTCCAATCCTTCTGGAAACATTATACTTCCACATCAACAAATTGACCTTGAATCTCTCCAGGACTAACCGTTGTAGTATCTCTATTGTATCTAATAGCTGCTTGATCTCGAAGAGCTTGTATTTCTTTCACTCTTTCCTCAATCTGTCTTGTTTGGTTAAGCTTAATTTCAGCTCGTGTTGCAGCCTCTACTACTCTAATACGTTCTTTCTCTTGCGGAGGTTTAATGTGCTCGCTATTAGGATACATATTAGGATGTCCATATTTAGCTGCCTGTATCTGATTATACATTTCAAGTGGTATGCCGTTAGTTGCAAGCGTCTTCATTGCTTGTTTCCTATGTTATACTTAGGACAAAGCTCCCATTCTTTCTTTTCTTTGAAAGGAATAATCTTAATTAACCTAAGAGGAGCACAGTCTAAATTTTCATCTGTCGGTTTTTGTATATCTACTAACCCCCAATCACTTAGAAGAGTAGTAATCGTATTTCTACGTTGCATATCTGACAATTCTAGGTTAGCTTTTTTCCCATCAAGCATAAACAGCTCTTTAAAATGAACGATGAAGTATCGTCCTTGTTTATGTAATATATGACAGGATTGAAAGAGTTTTTTATCTTTACGGGAAGCTACTCCTATCCGTGTAAGAGTTTCCCTCACTTTAAGAAAATCGTCAGGTTCACTTAAAGTTATTTCCAGCATAGAAGCTGGTGTCCATTCTACTAGATTATCTACGTCCACCTTTGTTCACCTTCTGTTTTATTATAGTTATTTGTTCAGGTGATAGTAAGGATAAAATTTGTCTAGCTTTTTCATTGCTATATGCATAGTATTCTTTAATAACCTCAATATCACTCTCAGTTTTTGGTTTCATCCATTTCGAAAATCTTTTACGTTTACGAATGATATTTATAAGAAAGTGATATTGTAGTTTATTATCGAGATGATGATAACGATTTACAACATTAGCAGCAGCAACGCTGTCAGGAAAATAACTAAGACTCCGATTAACAAGAAAACTATTATACCCTCTTTCAGCACGGTCGTCCTCCATTACGTCTTGTTTAGTGTAGTTAATACTGTTTACATAATCAAAAGGATTCATTATATACCTTGTTCAATTCCAGAGTCCTGCCAGGGCCACTCGTTTAGAGACTCGGCAATTACGTTTGATAATTCTTCTGTTGTATAATCTTGGGTGGGCTTTTTGTTTAGGTGAGTAGTTTTATAATAAAGCTGGGGAACAGTTTTGTGACCTTCGTAATGCAAGAATTCTTTAGCAGCAGGGGTCACACTAATGTCTATAGTTTCATACATTTGCCCAATTTCATCAAGCATTTTTTTCATTAAATCGCAATATCCGCATCTTGGTTGTGTGTATAAAATTATTGACATTATAGATCCTTATTAATATTAACTAGATTATTAGCTAGTGTAGCAAAAGATATAATAGCATTGGTTTCGTTATCTAACTGTTGAGTTAACAGATGATGAATACTTTTTTTCTGCTCACTAGTTATACCGTGGCTATTTGCAAATTTGCTGTGCATATGATAACAGTAATCACATTCATTCTGAAAACTAATATAAGCAAATATATATTCGCGTTCAGCTCTAGTATATTTAGAGCTGATTCCATTGACAATTAATGTTTCTAACAATGGTTTTAAAAGTTGTTGGTACTCTTTACTTAACTCTTTAGACAATATTTTATCACCCAACCTGTAGGATCTAACTGATACCATTTCACTTGATTTGAATATCTGCTACTGTCATCATGATGATTTTTATGCCAACCTTCACCCACTGTAAGTATTGCACAAAGGATATTGTTGTTTGGTTTACCGCCAAAGTGATTTAACCAGTTAATAACTATACCAGTAGAATAAAAGGCATAAAGATTAACTGTTCCCATAACGAGTCCTGGCAGAACAGGATCAATCAGCAACAGTAGTAGATTAATTAGTAGTATAACTCTGAAGTAGTGCTTTTGGCAACGCTTAATGTGATTATCGGTTATAAGATCTTTAATCAGTCTTCTATGTAACTTAGGCTCTTTATAGAATCCTAATAGTATCTGCCACCACTTGAGACTAGTTGGTGAATGCACATCTTCTTCTGTATCACTATGTTTATGATGCCAACGATGAATTGCGCAAATAGTAAGCGGCTTTCCAATACCTTGGATCGCACCTAACCACAAAAGAACAAATCTTCTGATACTTCCTGTCTCATAACTTCTATGAATAAAGTATCTGTGCCATCCAGCATATCCACCTACCATTACTACAAAAACTGCCCAAATCAACGATAGTGTTATTGCATATGCAGATGAGTTTACAAAACTGTAGAGAACAGTTAAATGACTGCTTAGCCATAACAATCTTAACTTGGATGCATATGTCATGCTTTGGGTAACCTTGATATAAAACTTTTGTCTATGTTATCATAAAACTTCCAAGTGCCAAAATAATATATAGTCTGTTCAATATTTTTAAATGTAGTTTCTGTCCAATTTATATTAGCTCTATCGCCCATAATAAGCCGAACTAGCTTTTCATTCTTCCACTTACCTATATCTTTATTAGCATTTAGATGTCTAGTAAAGAAAATAGTATCTATTTTTTCCTCTTCAAGTATGGGTTGGAAATGTTCTCTATACATGCTATGCTCTTCTCTAAGAAATTTTAGATCTAATTTTTTAAAAGAGTTTAGCTTATACCATCTACTAAATGTTCTTAAAACATTAGGAGACAGATTGTAATATTGATTAGCGAACCATCCCATGAATGGTATATCATTATCTAACCAAAGCACAGCATATTTAAATTTATAATCTAAGAGTCGTTTGTGTGTAAATGGATCGTCAACTAAAGCCTTTGTGTTTCTGTTTTCGGATCCGACATCCCATATGAATTCATTCACATAATCATCTAAATGATCTGTAATGTAAAGTTCATATCCATTTTCACTAGGCTGCCGAAGTAACAATTTCTTGGTTTCTTTTCACTTTTCTAAGATTGTCATCAATTTCAATGTGTTCAACTTTCTTAGGAATAATTTCATATGCACATTTGTGTTCATTTAAGAACATCTTAGTATTCATATCTCCTGTGTAATAAATAACACATTCGTTTCGAACCTTTCTGCATAATGCTAAGCTAGCACCACTCTCCACAGCTACCTTTTCAATTTGTTCTGGATAGACTCTGTCACCACAGTTTTCCATCTTAAATGCATTATGTTTTCTACCTGCAAAATAAAACTCACCATCATCATTATACTCAATCAAATCGCCACTGTACCACCAGTCCTCTTGATCTTTGTATTTACATGCCCATTCGATTGAGCCATCTTCATGGTTAACATTCTTATAATCAATCATTGGATTGATATCATTAAAATGATAGATGTCCTGTTTTTCAGTAGACATGATTAGTGGTGGTACTTCAGTACTACCATATGCTGTGTTAACTTGCTGTGCACCTTTTGATCTTAGATCTTCCATCATTCCATTAGGAGTAACATCACTACCAACCTGAACTTGCTTCATATTTCTTAGATCAAGATCTTTCCATTTCTTATGACGATGCCATGTTTTCCATACATTAGGAAGTATAAGTGTGTGAGTTGGATTGATTTCTTTGATTTGATCTGGATAGTTTGCAACAGTTGTTTCAATGAATACATCACAATTCGCAACATGACAGGGATACAAACTCATAGAAGTAAATCCAATACCTCTTGGATTATAGAGAGCCATCATTGTGCTGTTAGATGATAAGCCAAAGTATTCTGCATTGTGTTCTGCAATCTTTGTCATCAATGTTGAATCGTGAGTAAACGTCTTAGGTTTACCTGTAGTACCACTTGTACTTACTGTAACCTTCCAGTCATGTAAGTAGTTTATTACAGCGGATCGAACATGGTCGTTATCGCTTTCGATATACTCTACTCCATCAATGTATATCATCGCTCTGCTAATGCCTCTTCAAGTACTTCTGTGTGTGTTTTGTTTTCGTGAATATTATCTTTAAACCAGTCATAAACATGAGGCGCAGCTTTGGCAATAGCTTTGCCTTTACTGTTTATGTAATTATAATCTGCTTCAGCTAGAGGTATCAGTTCTTCATCTACATTTAATTTGCATAATGAATCGTTCCATCTATCTAAGTAAAGTTGCTGATCCGGCCATTGAAAGTCTAAAAATACGTTACGTCCAAGATAACCATGAGGTGCTCTATACTCATTCCAATTTCTCTCAATGTGGTTGTTCTGAACTCCATACGTTCCCCACTTACGCCAGAATGGTGTATCTCTTCTTTTACTTAAAGTGAAATGATACGTAATAAAATCACTGATTTGATTTTCTAATTTTTGAATTTGTTTAGAATATGCTTTTCTAGTAGACTCTGTTATAGGACGAGTTTTATATTTACTCAACACTTGGTCAAGCATTTGAATGCAACTTTGAGCTACATAGATGCTGTTAGCTTCCATAGGATCAATAAACCCTTGGGCCATACCAATACCTATAACATTCTTATCCCATGCCTTATCATAGTAACCTCGATCCCATTGAATCAATCTAGGATCTCTAATAAACTCATGACCGTCCCAATACCTTATAAAGTCTTCTCTGGCAACATCTTTATCTTCGACATTAGCATCAAATACATATCCAGATCCCATACGACTATACAGAGATATAATAAAGTTCCATCCACTCTTATTAGCATAGCTTTGTGTATATGGTTTAATCTCTT